GTTTTTGCCAAAGTTAATCAAACCAACGTAGAAACTGCGTTGGCTACTCAGTATGCTAACGCAAGCAAGCCATCTGTTAAACAGTTTAATTTCTAGGAAATATAATGAGATTACGTGATATCTTAAATGAAGGCGGCAATATCTTTAAGGATGCAGGTGGCGAAATTACCACGGTTGCTATCAATCGAAACGATGTGATACCTACCATAAATTGGTTAGAGCGTATCACAAAATTGCCGATCCGTAACAATACAATTGGCAGCGTTGGCAAGAAAGAAACTAGCGGTGATCTTGATATAGCAGTTGATGCTGAATCTATCAGCAAAGAAGAATTGATAGATAGACTCAATAAATGGGTCAGCACGCAGCAAGGACAGCCCAAGGATTGGATACGCAAGAGCGGCATTTCGGTGCATCTAAAGACGCCTATAGCAGGCAATCCTAGCAACGGTTATGTGCAAACAGATTTCATGTTCTACAAAGATATACCGTTTGCTAAATGGATGGCGCATTACGATGCTAACACTAAATTTAAGAACGCTGACAAGATAATATTGATGAACAGCATAGCCAAGAGCCATGGACTCAAGCTTGGAGTTGAAGATGGATTGACAGTGCGTGACAGTGGCAAGTTTCTCACCAAAGATCCGCAGGAGATAGCACATTACCTACTTGGTCCGGCTGCTACTATGACAGATCTAGAATCAGTAGAGAAGATAATGCAAGCGTTACAAACTCAACCAGATAGAGAACAACGCATCGCAGATGCCAGAGATAACTTTGCAAGCAGAGGTTTGGATCTAGACAGTGCCCTTGAGGCCAGCAAATGAGACTTTGGCATCTAACCCCTGCATCGGCACTGTATGAAAGCCGAGGATTCGTAGCTAGGCGTCTCGGTGACGAATATGTTGACCCAACTGATAGAGATGATATAGCAACCTTCCAAGGGCTAACCCTACTGCCAGCTGATGAAAAACAATATAACACGCACGAAGAATTTGTTGATGCATATCAAGATTGGCACGAACAAGCTAGTGGTAAGATCTACGAATTAAATGATGTCAATCGAGGCATCAAATCAGCCTACATTGTTAACATGGAAACACCTCGAGGCATGGAGCATTATGTTCTGTTTACCAGAGATCTAGCCAAGTTAGAAGGTAAGTTGACTAACATCCCCCCGGGAGTCATACCAGGACACGGTGGCTATGTAATGAATAGAAAGATCAGCTTTAGTGAGCGCAGTGGATTGAAACCTGCAGAAGTGGTAACAGGCGCTAGAGCTGTGCAACCTTCGCAGGTTGCTGGACTATTAGATGTGGCTAGATCAACCGCTGGTGATCAAGCTGTTGATCAGATGCAAGAGTACCTTAGGGCTCTAGCATCTGGAAATGGTACCAATTATGTCATCAAGGATGGTGCAGCTGATGCTAATCTGCACAGCAAATATCTAGGCGAATGGGGTAGTCCCATAGCATTGATAACAGGACAATTTGAACCTGCAGATCAATTACCAGAAATTGAAGAAGTCATGAATGGTGGTAAGAGTCTTGCTGGTAGCAGCATAGAATACAATACCAGCACCAGCGAGACACTGTTTGACAGCATGGTAGTGACTAGCACAAGTGAGATACTGATCAGTACCAAGGCTAAAGTAGGCGGGGCTGCTGCAAGCGTAAAAGGTTTATACGATGCAATTACCAAGAACAGAGACAAGTTTCCTGCTGCGTTTTGGAATGATCCAAAAGTTAAAAAATTCACTGATGTGATCTCAACGATCATGGGATCAAAGTCGGTAGATGGATTGTTAGCAGTAGCTAAGATGGAAGACATTGTAGATGATGCCGAGATCAATGCCATAAAGTCCGGAATTAATTCTGGTAAAAGAGATTATGTACCTGATGAAAAGATATCAGACTACATGACTGGATATGCTGCTAACACGCATCATCCGCAATATGATCCAGCTAAGCATGCATTAGCAGCTGTTGCTAGACAAGTGGTTAACAAGCTAAATGCAGAAGATTACACAGACGTGATACGTGAGATATTGAATCACTCCAATGTTGTGCAGATGTATTTCAATACCAAAGTACGAGGTGCTGATCTCCTATGCCAAGGATATGATTTAGTTTGGCCTCCGCAGTTCAAAGGCACTATAGCATTCTACAGCGGCAAATTTTTCAGCGCTACAGAAATAAAAGGTAGATTAGGATTCAAGATTGGTCAGGGTGCTAGGATGACCGACGAACCAGATGCTAGTTTGACAACCAGGGTTGATCCTGCTATCGCACGTAAAGTGAGCAAAGCAGCTGAAAAGAAACAGCAGCAAGCAGTTGGTCGAATAGTCACGCCTGGTGAACGAGATGTTAGGGATACTAGCGTACCTGACACCATAGCGTTAGGTCGAGCTAAGAAGCAATAATTACAGCTTCAATGTCGTCGACCGTGCTGCGTATGGTATGGTTATCTAATATGTGCTGCTTGGCAGCTGGTAGATCATACAGTATAGGATCAAAGTTTTTCAGCAAGTTTATCAGCTGTCCGTCTGTCTGATAGGTCTGGCCAAACTTGTTTAACATAGCAGCGCCGGCTATCTGTCGAGATATCCATGGCGTCTCATTAAGCATGCTCTCTAGAATCACCAATCCAAATCCTTCTTGGTTGCTGTGCATTAGATAGCAGTCAGCTTCGGAGATTGCGCTTAACACTTCTGCTTTGTCATCTATCATCAGAGGCATCACGCAGTTGTTGGCATCTGGCATTAGATCCATGCGGTTATCGTAGCCCGTAGTGACCAAGACTGCATCTTCTAAGTTAGCTCTGGTAAACACATCTGCAAGTTCGCGCATCTTCTTGTTAGGCCAATACCCGCCGCAGCTGAGGAACATGCGCTTGTTTATACCATGTTTGGCCTTAAATCCTGGTTTACCAATGCTTTCATTAAGTTTGATTCCGTGCCTCACTCGTTTGGCTTTGTCGCTCTGTCCATGCTTGCGTATGTGATTAATATCGTCTGGCGTGCTCCAACCCAGATATGTGCATTCCTTGAGCGCAGTGACACAGATATCGCTGTTGCTGGGTAATATCAGCATGTAAAGTATGGGACTTGGTATGCGACTAGCATTAGTCAGTACAAAGTTCTGTAGACCCACATCGCCGCCGTGCACCACTATGAGATCCCAGGGCCAACCAAGTATTTGTGGATCACTAGTGACATGCACACCATTATGATCACCTTGATGTTCGCCAGCAAATACGGTTACTTCGTGCCCGCGGCTTAGTGCTTCTTCTGCCATTGCTTGTGTATAATACTCACTACCGCCAGGGAACGGTGCATATCTGTGTACTGCAAACAATAGTCTCATTTGTATACCTCTATCTTTTGTAGCGCAGTGTGTAACCATGGTTCGGGTCGTAGGTTTATCACGTCGCCTTCGAACTTGTCTCTAGGCCAGCTCCAGTTGGTATTCATAGCAAGATAATGTGCATAGTACAGATCAGTGCTCTGTCCAGCTGGTCCCGATATCTGATGCACTCGCCATTGATATTGCATGCAATGTTTAGGCACTAACATCCATTTATTGCCAATGCCTCGCTTGTTGTTGCTGTCCATGCAGCAGTAGTCTCTGAACCTGCGTGCAGAGAATGGTATTTCGTAGGCACCTTTGTTTTTGGGTACATCGTGTGGTTCAATCCATTTGCCTAGATAATACAGGCAATGCTGCTGACCTTGGTCCAGCTGCTCGCGTATCTGTTCAAGAGTGGGACCTTTGGTGACTATCAGTTCATCTATGTCATTGTTTAGGACCATGCTAGCATGGCTTAGATAGCGATACTTGGCATGTTCTAGCATGCAGTATTGTCCATAATCGCTGTCCCAGGGTGCATGATCGCTACCTTGCGGGCCATATGGATACGGCCAAGGTACGATCTTTAGTTTAAGATAATCTCTGCTGAGGCGATGGTCAAGCTCGCCTACAGTGTAGCTGCTGCTGCTATTGTCATATATTAGGAACCCATCTATACCATGCACACGGTAATGATAGTCCATCCACTGCTCAATCCATTCAATTGGATTGTCTCGTTGCAGAGTGACCATGACTTTATGCCCGTTGAAATAGCCATCGTTTACGTTCACCTTGATAGCTATTGGATCTGTATCTTTGCTCAGCATCACTATATGCGAATCCAGCTTGTGTGTTTGCACCACAGTGTAGCCAACTCGATCCAGTTCATAGAACTGATAGTTGAGCAGATTGTTATCGCTATCGCCAAATCCTGCATTATCTTTGAACCAGTCTTTGGCACCATATATAGGCGCTCCGATGAGTATGGTTTGGTTCTCGTTTAGTTGCACACAGTCATACCAGAGATTGTCCCAGTCAAAGTTATCATTGAACTTCATACCACCGCAGTAATCTATGCGTAGTTCTGACGGTCGCGCGGGTTCGCGCTTGATAGGCCATGTTGTTGGAAACTTCACTGTAGTTACAGGATCTATCATATTAGGCGCCTCAGATCTTCTATGTGCTGGTGATATCTAAGCTCATTGGTTATGTCGTGATACACGGGATTTGATCCAAGACTAAACTTTTCCATGTTACGATGGTTGAACAACTCATTGCCATTGCGATCACGTTGCACCATCACTGTGCCACCTCCCCATTTCTTGTATTGGTTAACAGCGCCTTTGTGGAATGGACCAAACGGCATGAAACCATAGGGTACCTTGGGGTCAGCTTGAAAATTGATGTACTGTAGCTGACCACCGTTGCGCAGATACCAATGCGACCATGCCATGCGGAAGGTTTCGGCATCACCGCCAAAGTGGTAGTATATCTCACAGTGGTCGGCATAGTGTTTGACCAAATTCATCTCAGCCCAGCACTGCGCCTTGTTGATCAACAGTTGGCCAGTCTCGAAAGGCTCTGCATCAGTTGGATTAACATTGAATATGCGCCACATAGGAGCGTTATCGTGATATCGATTGGCACGATCTGTGCTGAAAACATCGCGCCAAAACAAGCTGCCCTTGTCCTGATATTCTTGATCATCAAACAGGAACTCTGGATTACGTATGGGAAAGCTGTCAGCATCTAACCATAGATTCTCAGCAAAATTGCTTTCCCAGAGAGCATAAGGTTTGGTGCTCCATCCTGCCTTTGTGCCATATGGTGTTATGAAATCTTTGGCATCGCCCTGTATCTCTCGCACCGTGATCTGATCAGGTGCAGGACTGCGTAATATAGCAGCCTGTTCTGGCGTGATCTCATCCTTGCGATGAAATATCTCGATAGGCAGTGCGACTTCTTGCAAGATCAGCTCGCGCATTAACACATATCCGCTGGCAATCTCCTTGCCATACACGCTGGTTACTATGCTGCGGCCAGGATTGAAATGAGGCACACCCAAACGGTTAAGTGCAGTGTCAACGGCTTGATAAGCTTCCTGAAGATTAACCTGCATATCGTGCCTCTACTATTGGTTTCCAATCTGGAATGCGATCGTATTGATGCAATATGAAATGCTGTGCACCTTTGCTGGTGGTAGCATTCTCACCATCCCATGCGGGTTGTGGTTCAAGCAAGTGTGTTTTGAACGTAGCCATCTTAGCAGGATCGTATGACGTTCCCGCTTGGCAAGCCCAACCATCCTCGCTCATGCTAAATTTGGTGATGCTCTTATATGGTTCTAGACCCAGCAGCACGTTGTATGCTGCTTGATCTGGATTGTGAACTTTGGTAGCATGCTGGCTACCCACACTTAGCAAATAGATGTTTAGCCATAGATCTTTCATCACACTGGGCACGCCACATTGCACACCGCAGTTCCAGATAGGGTTAGTCTTCATCCGTTCGTAGACCCAGGGGAAGCTGTTCTGTAGATTCTCGTTACCCCAGGGTTCGTGCTGATATTGAAGGCTTTCGCAGCTGGCCAATATCTTGGCATCGCCCATGTTCACGTCCAACCATTCGCTGGGATTTCGCTGAAATACCACGTCTTTGACATCAGTGTGTATCACGTAGCGATAGTCTTCGGCCTTCATGAGATTTTCAAGGAAGCTGTGTAGATGCAGGAAGCGTTCTACTACTATGATCAGCTGTCCGTTATAGAACAGATTACCCGTGGTCGCATCTTGATTAAATCCCATGATCTTGAAACCCTTGT